AACATCAACAGGTGATGAAATCAAACAATTCCGCAAGGAGTGGGAACGCAATGAAAGCGGTTGTTTAGATATAATTATGAACGATTGGGGGAACACAGCCGAAGGAACACTCCCAGTATTGGATACACTAGAAGCCGTAGATGAAGTTACTATTACAGAAGAAGTATAGCGATATATTACAACAGCCTATAACTAAAATTTACCAAGAACTAAAGGCTGTGAATCGTGAAGTGTTTGCGGACAATGAGCGTATAGTATTTGTTGACGATGTTGCTGATTGTTCGCAAAAAACACACATGGTTGAGTATATCAAACAGATTCTAAAGCACTTGGATGTAGATAAATTTTTTGTTCAAATAGTTAACGGTGGCAGTAAGGAAATACAGAATCCTACAAACTATGCAATACCAGACACAATATGCATGACACCCTGGTTAAGTTTGGAAGTTGATGTAGATAGTAAACTGCATCGTTGTTGTTTGTGGGATAGAGGTCAAGGTACAACGTCAGACAGTATCATTGAATACTTTGAAAGTTCGGAGCAACAAAAGTTAAAACAGGACTTTCTCAATGGTAAACAACCTGATGCATGTTACAAATGTTGGCAAGTAGAATCAGCGGGTGGTACTAGCAAACGGCTAACTGATAACTATGTGTTTAGGGATCACAAGTTTGACATAGACTATAACAATACAGTATCTAGTCGCATAATTAATTTAGACATCAAGTTAGGTAATAAATGCAACTTGGCGTGTAGGATGTGTACCCCAAGATGTAGCAGTACATGGTCGAAGTACGATAGTGCTGTTAATGTTGAGTTCGATTGGTTAGAAAACGAATCAAGTAACTTTTGGTCAGATATAATTAACATTAGTAAAGACGTTAAGTATATCACATTCGCAGGTGGCGAACCACTGCTAGACAAGACGCATAGAAAACTGTTACAATACTTTATAGATCAAAATTTAAGTAAAGACATTGCACTTCATTATAACACTAACGGCACAGTATTTGCTGATTTTCTCTTTGATTATTGGGACCAGTTTAAGACTGTTGAGCTAAGTTTTAGTATTGATAATATTGGAAAACAGTTTGAGTATGAAAGATATGGTATTCCGTGGGATACTGTTAATAGTAACATCAGTAAGTATGTATCCAACTCAAAATATATTTTAAACTTGTACAGTACCGTTAATGCATTAAATTTAGCCAGCAGTTTTAGTCTGTACAAGTATGCAAAAGATTTGAATATAGATATTATATTTCAACTGTTGGAAAGTCCCGAATTCCTTTCAATTTGTAACTTGCCAAAATCTGTTAAATATGCCATTAGAGATAAATTATTACAAGTAGATGATAAAGATTTTCTTAAAAAAATACAACCTTTTGTATCGATTATGATACAAACCGAAGATAGACCCACTGATATTGTTGAAGGTCTTGGTAACCAAGACAAATTAAGGAATCAAAAATTTAGTGATTATTACCCAGAACTTTTTGAGTTGATTGACCAGGAGACTAGTAAATGTCCATAGACATTGATGTATTAATAGACACGTACACTTTACTTAAAGAGTATGTACCAGTTAAAGAGCGACAAGCTGCCGCAGACCATGTTGTGAGTAACTTGAGTGAAACACTTGCCGAGCCTGACCTCAGACAGTTTGGTTCCATAGACGGATACACAAAAAGAGCTGTTGATGAGTATCTATTAGAAGAAGATGACGACGACAACTACTACAACGATTACGAAAACTGATGTGGTATAACAAAGTTGTAGCAGATCTTAGTAAGATACCAGACTTTATCCGCCACTATGAGAAAGAACTGGACGAGGCCAGGAAGGAAACTTATATCAATGGTAGCCTTGAACGTGCCGCGGCAAACCTGCCTGGCATAACAGAGCACCGTTTTAATCAGTTGCAGGAAATTGAAGCAGTGCTGAACTTTTTGAATATTGAACTGCGCAAGATACGCAGAACATATTTTCAAAAATACTTAGAAGGATATCAGCGAGCACTAAGTAGTCGTGATGCAGAAAAGTATGTAGATGGCGAAGATGATGTTATACACTTTGAAACATTTATTAACGAAGTAGCACTATTGCGTAACAAATGGTTAGGGCTAATGAAAGGCCTTGAAAGCAAAAACTTCATGATAGGTCATGTGGTTAGATTGCGCACAGCAGGAATGGAAGATGTACAATTATGATAACATTTAAGAATGAATTTGAGTCACACGAACACAGTTTACAAACACTGGATCAACTATACGAGTACGATAGTTTCTTGGATAGCCTTACTACCATAGCAGACTTTGGATGCGGCACAGGTAGAGATGTGCAGTGGTGGGCCAACTTGATGACACGTGATGACCCACCAAGACCACGCAACTACAAAGTTTATGCTTGCGACCATGCTGTTGATAAGTTGTTGGATGCTGAAGTACGTGAATATGCAAACGTACATCCAGCAAACATTGACCTGGACTCAGACGATCCACCTCTAAGTGTTGACGTAGACTTTATTTGGAGTCATAATACGTTTCAGTACATGACCAATCCTATGCGCACACTAGGTGCTTGGAGCCGTCAGTTGGTTGAGAATGGTATGTTAATGATGATATTCCCTCAGTCGACCTATACAAAATACGGACATGAAGAAGTAATATACAGTACTTCGCAAATATACTACAATCACAATCTAATACACATGATTTACATGTTAGCAGTAAATGGATTTGACTGCAAAGATGCATACATGAAAAAAGAATTAGACGATCCGTGGATACATGTAGCAGTGTACAAGTCACATGAGCCTATGAACCCAAAAACAACAACTTGGTTTGATCTTGCTGATAAGGATTTAATAAACAAAACTTTTGTGGAATGCTTGAACAAGCATGGATATATCAGACAGGACAAGATACTAACACAATGGATCGACAAAGGTCTGTATTTTAATAACGAACGATGAACAAAGTTGTATTGGTTACAGGCGGCTTTGACCCCTTACACTCAGGACATATTGCTTACTTTCGTGCCGCAAAAGAACTAGGCGACTACTTGGTAGTAGGTATAAATTCAGATGCCTGGTTAGAACGCAAAAAAGACCGTGCGTTTATGAATTGGAATGAACGTGCTACCATTGTAAAGAATTTAGAAATGGTAGACTATGTTATTGAATTTGACGATGCTGACGGCAGTGCAAGAGACGCTATACAAACAGTAAAACAAACTTGGGCAGGACACGAAATTGTTGTTGCCAATGGAGGCGACCGTACCGCACAGAACATTTTAGAAACAGGCATTAACGGTGTCACATACGAATGGGGTGTAGGCGGCACGTACAAAATGAACAGTAGCAGTGACCTACTCACAGACTGGACAGCGTTCTGGGAAAAAACAGACAATAGAACAGATCGCCCTTGGGGTCATTATGATGTGTTGTATAGTGTACCTGGAACCAAAGTAAAAACACTCACAATAGAACCAGGACAAAGTCTAAGTCAACAACGCCATCATAAGCGCACAGAGTTATGGTTAATAACACAAGGACGTTGCTGTGTAGGCAATGTTGAACTGAACACACATGATTACTATAAAATAAATCCAGGCGTGTGGCATCAGTTGCGCAACCCGTACGATAACCCTTGCACACTAGTAGAAATACAATATGGCAGGGACTGCGTTGAAGAAGACATAGAACGGTACTAAATACACTATTATGCGAGCAAAAGAATTTATTATCGAAGCAAAAGGTATGTTTGGTCGTAACCAAGGTGATCCTTTTGTACACACAAACGGAGAAACAGCAGAATTCGTAGACGTTGGTGCTTTTCCTGATTTACAAACACAAGGAAAACAGTACGACAGTCCCGAATCACGAGATATCAGCATCTCTAATATTGAAAAAGAATATAACACAGTTATACAATGGGTTAATGCGCCTAACGCTACTAGTTTAGCATTTGCAGTTGCAAGAGTGCAAACTTCAGACGGCAAGCTTCTATTGTGGGGCAGGTACTTTAAACAAGTATCGCCGGAC